CCCCCCTCTGGGGGGCGCAACATCCGTGTATGAGGCCTATGAGTATCACGAAAGTCAAACCCGCCCTAGCTTATGCCTGGTACGAGCAATCTAACACCTGGACTGGGCGAACTGCCCGTTCCGGTGCTACGGTTGATCTAACCAGGACGTCTATCGGCGATAATGACCCGAAGTGGCGGTTCCGCATCAAAAGTCTCATTGATGCTACCAAACCGTACTCTTTAACTCTTAGGACTCTTGAGACTCAGACTGGCACTATCAGTCAGGCGATGAAGTCTATCTCCTCTGGTGTAGTTGGTCAAGCGAAGATCGAGGGCAACTGGCTGACAACGCCAAGTACTCTCGCTTTTCCGAGTCACGATTCCAATGTGACTAACGGTGTGGCAGGCAGGTGGTACTCCAAACTCTCAGGCGCGCTCGCCCCGTTCAAGGGGTTCGTTTTCCTGGGGGAATTAAAGGGAACCTGCGCTCTCATTGTCGATAACGCCCGTCGTATCTTCACGAGTTTCCGGGAAGTCTTCCGGGTCGTGCGGAATTTGCGACGTACCTTCCGCCGAGCCTTGGTAAAGCTCAGGCGGTGGCGAAGAGCGCGTTACAAGGTGGAATTCGCAGCTTTACTTCGCGAGCTCCTTCGACGTGTATCTGACCTCTGGCTGGAATGGGCTTTTGGGGTAGCGCCTTTACTCGCGGATATTGAAGCCGCAGCAGGCATACTTTACGAGCCCAAGGTTGAAATTAAAACAGTTAAGGCCACGGATCGTGGTACCGCGAAGATAACTTCCTCTACGGTAACCTCTGGTTCCTTGTGGCTAAATTGTGCTACCTACACCGTTGCGTCGACAATCCTGCAGAAAACATCCTGTAGGGCCGTTGGTGCGATAAAGTGTGAGAAGCCCGGGGGGCCTAATCCGCTCCTTGGTTCAGCCTCTGAGTGGGGGCTCGCGTTTCGCGAGTTCCTTCCAACAGCTTGGGAACTGACTCCTTGGTCGTTCCTTTCCGACTACTTCATCAACATCGGCGATATTCTTAACGCCTTGGCTTACCACGATGTGGTGCCCATTTATGCGTGCATCTCGAAGAGATCTACGCGTGAGTGGACCTGTGTCGCCAAGCCCGGTAAAACGGGCAATGTCAACGGCTACGCCATGATTGGTAGTGTCGAAGGAGGTTGGATGGGGTCTCAGACTTCCATCCGTTTCGATAGGACGAAACTGTCCTTGTCTGATGTTGGTTTCTCTGTGCGGTATCCTCCTTACGCCGCGCAGTATATCAACATGCTGGCGCTCCTCGTTTCAAAACTTTCGAAGATGCGCTTAGCTTCATAATCCCTTCCAGTGTAGAAAGGAACTACGCAATGTCGATTAACCTCTCCTCGCCCGTTACGGGCAGCGCGCAAACCGGCTTTACAAGTCCAACGTATACCATGCTGGCTGATTCCGATCCTGAGAATCATGCCCGTCAGTGGTATGTGTCGGCCGTCGGCGGCACACAGACAGGTGTAACTACCCATTCTGTGAGCTCACCCTTCACGATTGCCTTCTGGAGGCCGAAAGCCTTCAAAATGATCAATTGGGTTTCGGGTTTAGTCGGCGGGCAGGTGCGCGCGGTTCCTCGGAATACGTACAAAGTTATCACCCGCAAGGGGGTGACGCCTGCGGCGAATCAATCTCCTCAGGTTATGCTCATCACTACTACCGTCGACGTCCCGGCTGGTGCCGAGTCGTATGACGCTCCTAACGTCCGAGCAGCACTCTCGCTGCACGGTGGGTCTATCGCGCAACAGTCATCCGGTTTCGGTGACACGTGCGTGGTCGGCTCCCTCTAGGACTTAGTGATGGTCCATAGGACACGTCCCGATTTGATCTTTCACCTAATGAGGATCCTGATATGGCTAGTCAGTCTGTTCGGCTTCACCTCTCTCATCTGTGCTATAGTGATCTACGTGAGTATTTCCAACGTCGTGGATCGACTCACCCTGAATTCGCTTCAAGCGAACTCACCGGTGTTCGAGATCCCTTACGTCCCGGAAGTACCCCGCAAGAAGTAGCATCGGTATTACTTCTGCAGAACCTCTTCAAGAAATTTGAGGACGAGACTGCGGATGAGGCACCGGATCGGTGCCTTCTGGCCTTCCTAGAGAGTAACTACGGATGTTCTCTCTGGTCGGAACCCTCGAAGCGACGGCCGCCATACACCGTACGAAACGGTTATATCGCCGAAAACCCGGAGTATTTGGGTTTCGAAAGCGATGCGGCTTTCGATGGGTTCGATGCTATCAAGGCGTGTCTACGTGACACGTTTTGCGCTCCTACCCCGTCTATCCTTTGTGAGGTTCCCGGCTTTGACGGATCAGATCCGTGGAGCTGGGAGAATATATTCCTCATGGGGAACAACGGGCCGGGCGCTTCTTTAGACGCCTCTGGGACGTCATGGTTAGACAAGTTCTACCTGAGTCCTATCACCTATGCCGACGAAAGTCTGAAGGAGGCATATTTACACAGCCTTACTAGTGGAGGTCTGCGACGACTCGCCGAAAATCAGCGGGCCGCTCAATATGGCTTCAGTAAGGTTTATGGAGGGGTTTTCGGGTCCGTGCCGAAGTCCTTTGATACGGAACGGAGTATTGAAACCCAGCCAGCCCTTGAAATGTGGGCTCAAAAAGGCATCGCCGCCATTATGGAGCAGTTTGTTCGCTCGAAGTACGGCGTCAACCTATCGACTCAACCGGAAGTTAACAAGGAGTTAGCCCGAAGGGGCTCGATTGATGACTCCAATGTCACGATCGACCTCAGAGAGGCCTCCAACCGGTTATCGCTAGATTTGATAAAAGCGTGCCTGGCTGGTACCAGTGTGCTGGACCGCATCCTTACGGCCCGTGTAAGCAACACGATGTTGCCGTGGGGCCAGCGAATAGACCTGCACATGTGCAGTACGATGGGTAACGGTTTTACGTTCATCCTTGAAACTGCCGTATTCCTCGCTGTTGTTGAGGCAGCACTCGCTGCTCATAACTTGAGCATGCAACGCTGCCCTGCTCTCGACATCTCTACGCCATCCGCCCGTATTGAAAAATGGGTGGGTACTGCAAACGGCTACGACAGAGCTACCCATTGGGATAAAACCCTGGTGAACTCCAACCTAGCTGACGCACAGGTCGACCTGTCCCAGGTCGGTCTCCCTAACTGGGGCGTCTTCGGCGATGATATCATCGTTCCGAAACGCGTGTGTGATACTCTTGAGTTCTATCTCAAGGTTGTCGGCGCCGAGGTGAACAGCGAGAAGTCCTTTAAGAGTGGACCTTTCCGTGAATCCTGCGGGGGCGATTTCTACAACGGAGTTAACGTTCGTGCGGTTTACTGCCGAACGCTCCGGCTCCCTCAGGACAAAATCTCGCTTATAAATCGATTGAATGACTGGACGTCGAGGTGGGGGATTCCCCTTCGGCGCTTGTGCACGGCTTTATGGGCCGGCTTACCAGAGAAACTCTTGGTGCCGCTCCACGAGGCTGATGACGCAGGACTGAGGTGTCCAAAGTCTTTGGCACCGCGGTATCCGGCTTCGAAGGCCGCACTGGCAACGTCGAAAGACATCCAGGTACCTTGTTCACCGTACAGGTACTTTAAAGTGCGTCCTTATACGGTAACGTACTCAGGGGCCCAATTAGTAATTTATGGGCCTGGTCTCCTTCTGGGTATGTTGAAGGGCGAGATTTCGTCGTCCTGGGCACGCGCTATCGATCCGAAGGCGCGGTTGTCCAAGCTCGTCTACGAGTTGAAGCTCCTCTCCAGGGGCCCGGCTCGTACGAAACGAAGCTACGACGTAAGGTGGGGTTTATCCTCCGATTGGGATAGATCCTTCGGCAACAACACTTCAGTCGTCGCTCTAGAATGGGCGATAAGAGCCAATCTTCCCAATATAGGGTAGTTGGTCCAAGGATGGCTAGGGG